GAGCGTGAGGACTTAGGAACTATTCACGATAAGGGTTATATTATTGCCCGAATGTTCCCAGGACGTGCTGGTTATTACTTTAATGGTGACTTCACAGCCACTTCGATAACGGATGATTTGAGTACTATTGCCAGGATACGAACTATAGACAAAGCGTTGAAAATAGCTTACAACACCTACGTAGAAGAGCTTGACGATGATGTGGATGTAAACGACGATGGTACTTTGAATGTCGCTGTAGCTGCTTACCTGAAAGAAAGCATCGAAAAGCAGGTGAAGGATGCAATGAAAGGTGAAATATCCAAATTTACGGCTCAAATTGATACTACGATTGATATTCTTGCCGGTAATGCTCAAAAAATGTATCTGAACATCACTCCTAAAGGTTATTTAAACCCAATTGAAGTGGTATTGAGTTTTGTAAACGCTTAATAAATTAAAAATTATGGCATATAGTTGGTCGGAATACCGCTGTTTTATGGGCGGTCGGTTTGTAACCGGTATTCGTGGGTTTAAGTATAAAGCTGAACGCGAAATCGAAGCTATCTACGCTGAAGGTGATGAGCCGGCGGATGTTGGTTACGGTAATAGAAAATACACCAGTGAACTTAAGTTCCTTCAGAGTGAATTGGAGGCTATTATATCATCTGGTGGAGGTGATGCATTCTCAATACCACCATTTACTGTTGTTCATAGTTACATTCCAAAAAATAGCGTCGGAGCTAAAATAGTAACCGATATTCTTGAAGGTGTTCAATTTATGGAAATTGAAAAAGCGATGGAACAGGGTGCTAAATTTATGGAGTCAACCACTCCTATGTTTGTAAAGAAAATTAAGTATAACACAACATCACCTTATTAATCATGGGAAAAGAAAAAACAACCCTTGTGGGCGAAGTTACGCCTGAACAAATTGAACAGTGGAAAGCCAAATACGGCAAAGTATATGGTGTTATCGTAGATGGTCATATCGCTTATATTCGCAAAATTGACCGCCAGACTACCAGTTATGCACTCAGTCAAATGTCGTTTAAAATGTCGAAAGGCGAAAATGACGGTAGCGATATCGAAATGAATATGGGTAAACTGATGAAAACCGGTGAAGCTGTATTGACAAACTGCATGATTGGTGGTTCTGAAGAAATTAAAAAAGACGAAGTACTTTGGTTCAATGCCTGTGTGAAAGCTGGCGAATTGATAGAATTCAAGGAGACTGAGCTAAAAAACTTTTAAGCGAGGCTGAACAGTGGGGTGAGAATGATTGGGTCGGCTTAATGTCGACCCAATTGGAATATTACCTTGGCTATGATGTCTCGCACCTTACCGATGAAGAATGGGCGATGAAAGTTGCCCACTTAGATAATATCCGAAAACGAGAAGCTGAAGAAAATAAGCAATAATGGGACCAGGTGTTGAATACATATTACGAGCGCGCGATTTATTGAGCGGTGTTTTGAAGAATGCTTCGAAAGCTGCTGAAAATGTATCAAAAAGCGTCGACGGTGTAGGTAAGTCAACTGAAAAGGCAATGTCTCAGGCTGAAAAGAGTGTTAGCCGTGCCTCCCAGTCGTGGAAAAATTATATGGACAATGTTCGACAATCGAACACTGAAACCAATAATCTAGCCAGTGGAATTGGGCGTATAGTGGGTACACTTGCAGTTCTTCAGGGCATTAAGAGCATTGTACAAATGGGGGCTGATCTGGAGCAATCTAAAATCAGTTTTGATGTACTGTTAGGAAGTGCCGAAAAAGCCCGGATAATGCTAGCGGGTATTAATAAGTTTGCCAACGATACACCTTACGAAAACAAAGGGCTGATTGATAATGCGAAGATGATGCTTTCGTTTGGTACGTCGGCAGAAAAGATATTGCCAAACCTGAAAATGTTGGGTGATATCGCAATGGGTGATGCCAACAAAATGAGTTCTTTGACACTTGCTTTCTCTCAAATGTCCAGTGCTGGAAAATTACAAGGCCAGGATTTATTGCAAATGATAAATGCCGGCTTTAATCCGCTTCAGGAACTGCAAAAGATGACCGGTAAAAGTATGGGAACCCTGCGTGCTGAAATGGAAAAAGGAAAGATATCTGCTTCCATGATTGAAGGTGCATTCCAACATGCAACGAGCAAAGGCGGGCTTTTCTTTGGCATGATGGATAAAATGAGCCAAACGGCTTCAGGTAAGTTTTCAACATTAGTGGGCACATTAAGGCAGACCGGTGCCGAAATAGGATTAAAACTATTGCCTTATGCCAATGACTTGATGAACTTCCTTATGCCAATGGTAGATTGGATTGCTCAGAACTCCGACATGCTACTACAACTTACGGGCGTTGCTTTGGGCGCATTTGCAGCATTTCAATTAATCACATGGGGTATTAAGCTTTGGACAATTGCTCAAGCAATTTTGAACGGTACAATGTTGCTAAACCCTATTGGTCTAGTCATTGCCGGCATAGCTGCTTTGATTGCAATTTTAGTCATTGCCTGGAATAAATTTGACTGGTTTAGAGGTATTGTTTTTGGCCTTTGGGATTCATTCAAACTGTTTGTCAACTTCCTGAAAGATGCCGTAATGAATACGGTGCATGGATTAGTTGATATGTTTGTAGGTCTGGGTAAAGTTATTGATGGAATTTTTTCGCGTGACTGGGGTAAAATTAAGGAAGGTGCAAAACAAGTTGGGTCTGGATATGTAAACAGTTTTGCCGGTGGAGGTATTGTAAAAGCTGCTATTGATAACGGTTCAAAAGCGGGTGAAACATGGGCAAAAGGATACAATAAAGGTATAAATAGCTTTGCTAAAAGTCAAACTGATAAAAAGAGTGGGTTAAATGCCGGATCACTTACCGGAAGTTTAGCCGGTGGCGGAAATAGTAGCATTAATCCAGACGAAAAGGTAAAAAGTATTGCTGGTGGCGGAAGTAAGCCAACAAACATAACTATCAATGTAAATAAGGAGATGATTGGTCAAATAACGATTCATCCACTTACAATGAGTCAGGGAGCTACTGAAGTGAAAGATTTAGTTATGCAAGCATTAGCTCAGGTATTGAATAGTGCTAACAAAATGGCTACAGAATAATGGAAAATAAGAACTATCAATTCAATGAATTTGACCTGAAAGATATCTTCAAAAGTGTTTGGGGATATGCTGCACCTCCATTTTTATTTAGCCTCCAAAATACAGTTGAGAAAAAGTTATTTGGAAGTAGTTCGGAGTCTTCGGATTATTCCTTCGCAACGCCTTCGGAGCGTCGCGAATACAATATTAAAGGTTCTCCTTTTTATGGAATGAATAGCAATGGCAATGAAGTGTTTTTGCCAATATGGCTAATTAAAGCCGATGGAACAATGTTTATGCTTCAAAATACTGTATCGTCCATTGCAAGTAAAAAAACGATTGTTGAAACTCCCCTTGTTAATCAACAGGGTTCTGTTAAAGAAGAAATTTCAATGAATGATTGGGACTTGAATGTAAAAGGTATCATAGTTTCATCAGATGGTGATTATCCTGATCAACTTGTTTTCGATCTGAAAGAATTATATAAATCCGGTGAATCATTGGATATTGAAAATGCAAGGACATCCCTTTTATTTGAAGATAACGAAAAAGTAGTTATTCGTAACCTAAAGTTTCCTGAATTGAAAGGTATGAAAAATGTGCAAGCTTTTGAGATGGATATAACTAGTGATATTGCATTTAAACTGATAATTGAATAATGTACGTCAAACTTCGTGGACATATTGAAATAAACCGTAAGGATGGCAAAAAGCTTTCGTTCGATGCATTCCACTCTGTAGACATTGAGCTTGACATGTTCAAAATCAATCAGTCGTGTAAAATACAAATACCAACATCGGCCCGATTAGATTACAAAGATAAAAAGGTTGGTGAAAGTGTTCAAACAGCCTCTCAGTTTTCGCGTGGCGATAAGATAAGTGTTTGGCTAGGCTATGATGCTGATCTACGTTTAGAGTTCGAAGGTTTTATTTACCGTCTTAATTACAAATCGCCACTTGAATTAGAATGCGAAGGTTACGAATATCAATTGCGAAGCCACTGCGAAACTAAAACATGGGCTAAAACAACGATGTTGGATGTTTTAAAATATCTGATCAGTGGAACGGATATCGTGTTGAGTGATCATGTTCCGGATGTGAGTTTTACCAAGTTCATTATTCCGGCGAATATGACAAAGCTTGAGGCACTTCAATTGATTAAGGAGAAATATGGCATGACTATATTTTTCATGGGTAAAACCCTTTATGCTGGTTTAGCTTATGTGCTCGATCGCGGAACGGTTAAGTACAAACTTGGTTACAATACCCTTAATTCAGATGATTTGAAGTTTAGAAGTGCTGACGATGTAAGCCTTAAAATTAAGGCTGTATGGATAAAGCCTAATAATACAAAGGTTGAAGCTGAGGTCGGTGATAAAGAAGGTAGCCAACGGACATTATTTTTCTATGATGTATCAAGCGTTACCGAACTTAAAAAACTGGCTACTGAAGAAATAAAGAAGTATAAGTATTCAGGCTATGAAGGTAAGATAAAAACATTTTTGCAGCCATTTGCACAACCAGGTATGAAAGGAAAATTAAGTGATCCAAAGTACCAGGAACGTGATGGAACTTATTACATAACCAAAACAGCTGTAAAGGCCGATAAAGGTGGTGGGCGTAGAACGGTTGAATTCACAGTGAAGTTATGACAGAGGCACAAATACTTGAGAACCTTCGTAGAATTGGAAGTGGTAACGAAAAAACGTTCCTGGCATTGGTAGAAAAAAACTATCCGGACAAAGATTACATTGATGTAAAAGATTTATCCGGGACACTTTACCCCGAAGTTCGCAAACGTGCTGCTATTGGTGAAGGTGATATGGCTAAAAAGGGAATTGTAATTACACCGGTTACAGGATCATCCGTAATTATTAGTCGTATTGGAGCTAGTGATGAACTATTTGTGGAGATGTTTTCCGAAGTTGAAAGCATTGTTTTTGATGGTGGAGTAAATGGCGGATTAGCTATTACTCCAAAATTAGTCCAGGAACTAAATAAAAATAATGAATTGCTACAAGCCATTATAACGGTTATTTCGGGCACACCAATACCGGAACCCGGTAACGGTTCTCCCAGTGCACTTCAAACTGCGCTCAAAGGAGCAATATCAGGTAAAAAAATAGGTGATTTCTCGGAAATTGAAAATTCAAAATTCAAACACTAATGGGAAAAGAGAAAGGAATATTATTAGATGATAATCTTGAATTGGTTATTTCGCCAGTTCGTGATTCGAATGGTTTAATCACATCCGGACTAGTTGTGGGTGATGTCACAAAACAGAACCAACGAACAATTTTATTATCCGAAAAAAGTGAAATAAAAGAAGCTCCAACATTAGGGGTCGGAATTGCGTCGTTCCTGGACGATGATAACCCTTCGGAATTACTTCGCGAAATTCGCTACAATCTTCGTGAAGATGGTCAAACGGTTCGCGCTTGTGGATTTTCAGATGGTAAACTTATAATTGATGCAGTGTATGAAAGTTAGAGATAATCAATCCCTATTCGACATATCCTGTCAATCCCTTGGTTCAGCTGAGGCAGCTATTCAAATAGCTCTGCTAAACGGTTTTTCTGTGACGGATGACAGGAAGGTGGGTGATGAATTTGAACTGCCTGATGTAGTCAATAATTCAATAGCAACTTATTACGTCAACAAAGGCTTAATGCCTGCGACCGGCATAACAGATGCTGAAGTGGCGACTCTTGGAGGATTAGGTTTTATGGCATTGGGAATAGATTTTATAATTAGTTAGACAAAATTATGGCACGTACAGTACTCGAAATAAAAGCAAGCATGACAACGCAGTTCATGTCATCCACCACATTGTCCGGATGGTATGGATTTACGGTTGGGACTTCATTTGATGATACATTTTCAAAGGTATCTTTAGAAAGCATTATTTTCTACATCATTGCTGTAGCACACTTTAGCCTGGAGACTCTTTTTGATGCACTAAAGGTGTATGTAAACGCACTGTTGGCGGCTTTAAAACCGCATACGGCACGGTGGTATAGAGACATGACCCTTAGCTTTATGCTTGATATGACCCTTGTACAAGATGAGGACTACTATGATACTTCAGCAATGTCTGATAGCGAAATTACAGCGGCCAAAGTGGTGAAATATGCAGCGGCCAAAGAAGCAACCGACAGTTCTTTTCTGACTATAAAAATAGCCGGCGAAACCGGTGGTGTTCGGTCTAAGTTGTCGGATGCCGTAGCTATTCAGGTAGCAGCCTATATTCAGGAGTTCAAAGATATGGGCGTGAAAATAAATCTAGTAAATCAAGATGCTGACATTTTCAACTGCGAGTTGGACATTTACTATGACCCCATTCTTTTGCCCGATATGGTAAAAGATAGTGTAAGCGCAGCTTTGACTTCATACATTCAAAACCTAACGTTCAATGGCGAATATACCAACCAGTCGCTTGTGGACGCACTGCAAAAAATGGATGGTGTGCGCATAGCTGAGCTTAAGTGGGCAAAGAGCCGGGATGTGAATAGTACGGTTTTCGATACAATTAACGCTAAGAAAACACCCATATCCGGCTATTTCGCTCCAGGAACAATAACCATTAATATGATAGCCGATGTCAGCGTATGATGTGAATTACAAAAAGCTTGTAGTGCTATTACTGCCTACTTTCTTGCGCAAAAATGCACTGATTGACTTTGTCTACTCGACTGTGTCGCCTGTTGCTGCTTTGCACCAACAATTCAAAACGTTTATGGCTGAAACAAAATACAAGTTGTCGCACAATGGGCAGCATTGCCATTTGCGCGGGATGCTGAATGATGCTTTCGACAAAACACAACGAAGAATTACACTATCTGATATAGCCGGAACACATGAACCTTTTTTACTTTACCAGCGATCAGAAAATAAATCAAAGAGGATTTATAGGCGAGATCAGAATAAAGAATTGATTCTTAATCGTCGTGGCTTTGGTGGTACTGACGGCTTTGACTTTGTGATAAACATACCAAATGAGCTCAGTCTTAATGCTGATGATGTTACACGCCTGAAGGCTCTAACAGATGCTTATAAGCTAGTTTCAAAACGCTATCAAATAATTTATGTATAATGAATAGAGGTAATTTTTTAGGACAATCCAACCGTGATTTCCCTGTCGACTGCGAAACGCTTGACTTTCTCCAGGCTAACCAAGAACTGCTTGCTGTGCTTGGCCAAATTGGAGGTGATAAAGCCATTCTTTCGGGATGTGTAAAAACAGGTACTACCGTTACACCCGGTTATATATTTTTGAAAACGGCGCAATATACCGAAGGTGAAGTGCTGAAGTTCGATGGAGGAACTATCGACTCAGTGACTACGACGATTTATGTCAGCGAAACGGCTACAGCTGTTACTGCACAGGGTTACACCTATCCACAAGCTTATTACAGTCGTTCGCTTAAAGCCGGATTAGGTACAGAGCAATTTCTTTGGGCTGACTTTAGTCGTGTAGAAACTAATGCTGCTTTAAAATTACGTGTACAAACTTTAGAGGGTGAAGTGGCTGCATTAGCTCCAACTCCGATAGGCATACCACATCCATGGACTGGATATATTTCAAAGATTCCGGCCAATATGGTTTTGTACGATGGTAGAGCTTTAAATATTGCAGAATATCCCGAAGCATATAATGTGTGGGGAACAATGCATAACACGCAAAATGGACGTACAACGCCAGCCGGTCAATTTCGTATACCCGATTTATCCGGTGCTTTTTTACCTGGCTATTCTGCTTCGGATGATGATTATAATGAAGTTGGAAAACCGGGTGGTGGGAAAATGCATAAACTGACAATCGAAGAAATGCCTGCCCACAGTTTTAAAATTGCAGTCAATGGGTCTACAAATGGGGGTGGTAGTAACTTCTTGGAAGGTCACCCTGACCGATATCTGTCGAGACTCCATACAAATAATCCTGACGGTAATAATGATTATGAATTATGTGGATTAGATACAGGAACACCAACACTTGGGAAAACAAATACAGTCGGAGGAGATCAACCGTTTGATAAACGCCCGCCATTTTTCACAGTAGCCTATATTGGCAGAATTAAATAATAAATATACAGCTATGGCATTAAGAACATTAGAAGCATTAAAGTCCTATTTCTTTGAACACGCATATCCAACGTGGCAGCAATTTCATGATGTATTGGATAGCTTTCGGCACAAAGATGATAAGATACCCATTAACGATGTGGATGGATTAGCTGACCAATTGAATGGAAAATTATCCTCAGCCCAAATTGAAACTGAAGCGCAGTTGCGTGCCGATGCCGATAACGCTTTGCAAACTAATATTGACAAGAAGGCAAACAACACTGACCTGACAACTGAAGTACAAGCCCGCACAGATGCTGATTCCATGTTACAAACTAATATTGACGATAAAGCGAGCTTGGAGGACTTGAATACAGAGAAACAAGCCCGGCAAGATGCCGATAGCGTTGTAATGGGAAAAGTCACTGACGAAACTAATGCCCGAATTGCAGCTGATGCAACCCTTCAGGCGGCGATAGATGACGCCCGGGCAATTGCCGAAGGTCGAAGCCGGGCGCGGGTATTCGACACGGTAGATGTGATGAATGCCTGGTTGGCAGTTGCCGGTAATACCGCGACACTAAATGTCGGTGACAACCTGTTGATCCGGGCAATCAACGTTTCTGATTACTGGTGGGATGGGGATGTTGCACAAAAGCTTGAAACACAGAAAGTCGATTTGTCAACATACGTGCAAAACACACGTAAGGTTAACGGAAAAGAACTTTCAGCAGATGTGATGCTGACCGCCGATGATATTGCCGAAACCAGTAGCCGGATTTGGTTTACGGGGGCTCTGAAATCCGCCTATGATGGTGTTGTCAGTTGGATTTCGACGAATGGAGCAAACCTGGTTGCTCATTTGACAAATGCAAATAATCCACATTCTATAACGGCTACTCAGGTTGGGTTAGGCAGTGTGAATAACACGGCTGACATGGATAAGCCTATTTCTACGGCTGTTCAAAATGCGCTAAATAATATCAGCGGTATAGGTGGAGCAAGTTACATTTATGTGGCCGGAAAAGGAACGGCGACAGCCAATGCCACCGAATTACAAGCCGCTTATGATAAGGCCAAAACAATGACCCCTTACGGATTGGCTATTTCAGTAACCAATAGAGTTACGATTGTGGTTGGTGCTGGAAATTATACTTTTGGTACTCCCTTTACAGTAAATACTAATTACATTGATATAGTGTCATTGACAGGTAGACCAGATGTTTTTTTGAATGGGATAACAGTGTCTGATAAAAACGTATTGCTTCGAGGTATAAACTGTGGTAGTAGTGCATTTACCGTTTTGGGTAATACGACTGCAATTAATATAGCGACTTTCGAATATTGTGTAGGTGGTGATAACTCTTTTGGGTATGGTGTTTCGGCACCCTATACATATGTCAACTGTACGGCTGGGATAAATTCTTTTGGTGGAGGTATGGCTGGAGGTGTAGCAAATGGTAAATATACGAATTGTACAGCTGTAAGCAGTTCTTTCGGATACACAAATGCATCTGGTGTATTTAATAATTGTATATCTGGAAACGGCTCGTTTGGTTATATATCAGCATCAGGGACATTTACGAATTGTACAGCAGGAGATATGTCTTTTGGATACGGGAGTGTAGCGTCTGGTATATTTACAAATTGTACAGCTGGAAGCGGTTCTTTCGGATATATGGGTGCTTCAGGTACATTTAGTTACTGCACCTCTATCGGTAACGGCTATGCCTTTGGAGGCACGACTTTGATTTCGGCAACTGCGCGCTTGTTTTATTGCAGACTTTCCGGAGCTGCTACAACTTTTAAAACCCCAGCATCTGGTGGTCGACTTATATTGTGTATAGATGGGAATAACAACGTAGTAACCATATAAAAAAACAATAAATGAAATATTTACAATCAACAGTTGAGGGCGTGTGGAAATCGCTTGATGAAACAGAAATAACTGATAATGACATTAGTCTGGCGAATGCGACTTATGAAGAAAATAAGCCTAAACTGACAAGCGAGGATAGCTGTCAATTAATTGGCGTAGATGTATCAATAGATACTGATTC